GCATCGGCACGGCGAGTCCGGCGCAAAGGCTGCACATCAGCACAGCCACGACCTATCAAGGCATTTTGATTAACGGCAACCAAGCGCCTAGCGTTTGCTTTGCAACTTCTACCAATACCACTCCAGCGTGGAAGGTTGGTTTATCCGGTAACAACTCCGCAAATTTTGCAATCAGCAGCGGCGCAGCGGCGACGGATGCAGTAACCATCGACTCCTCCGGCAACCTCGGCATCGGCACGGCGAGTCCGGGGAGCAAGTTGGAAGTTGCTGGTGCTATTGTTGCTAAATTTGCAAATCCTGATGTCGGTGGAATGATTGTTCAAGCCACGACAGGAACTAATGCCGCTGCAATGCAATTTATAAATACCGGCGGCAACGGTTATGTGGGGCTTGACTCCTCTACTGGAAGTAGGGTTGGCGGCGGCGCATATTCGCTAAATGTCTGGCACGAAGGCAATTATCCAGTTGTCTTTGGTACAAATAACACCGCACGCGCACGCATCACGAGCGGGGGTGATTTGCTGGTTGGCGCAACCGCAACGGTTCAAAGCAGCCGTGCGGAATTTACTTCAACATCTTTGGCGCCGGCATTTTTGGCTCGTGTAAACGCAAACTCTGACGAAGGGCAATGGGCCGGTCAGTTCCAGAAGAAAACAAACACCAGCACGACTTCGCAGATTTTTGTTCGCTTCTTGATTAACGACGGCGCTACCGCAAGCGGCTACATTACGGCCAACGGTGCAAACGCTGCCACTTTTACATCAAGTTCAGATGCGCGACTGAAAGAAAACATCGTTGACCTGCCGCCGCAGTTAAGCAACATCCTTGCGCTGAAGCCTGTTGAGTTTGATTACAAAGACGGGTCTGGACATCAAATCGGCTTTATCGCGCAAGATTTGCAAGAAGTTTATCCAGATTGCGTCTCTGAAGGCACCGATGGGATGTTGCAGATTGGCGGGTGGAGCAAGACCGAAGCGCGATTGGTCAAAGCCCTGCAAGAAGCGATGGCGCGTATCGAATCGCTTGAGGCCAAAGTCACCGCTCTGGAGTCCAAGTAATGCCCGACATCACCCTCACCCTCACCCTCGAAGAAGCCGTCGCATTGACGAACCTCGTCGGCTCACTCCCCACGGCGCAGGGTGCGTATCCCCTGTTCCAGAAACTTAAATCGCAGGTCGAACCGCACCTGCCTAAATCAGAGGAAGCAAAGCAATGACTACGATTACTTGGGTTATCGAACGACTCGACTGCGTACCGCAAGTTCCCGAAGGCGCAGACTATGTTGTGACGGCTTACTGGCGCTGCAACGGCGTGGACGCTGACTACAGCGGCACGGTCTATGCCACGACCTCGTTCCCGGTGGTGCAGGGCGCGTTCACCCCGTACGCTGACCTCACGCTCGACCAAGTGCTTGGATGGGTCTGGGCAAACGGCGTGGACAAGGCGGCTACAGAGGCTGCGGTCGAGGGTCAGATTGAGGCCCAGAGGAACCCGCCGATTGTCGCGCCGCCGTTGCCGTGGGCCGCTTGATCCGCAGGGTGAGCCATGTCAGACGAACGGAATGATGCCGTGGAGATCGCGCTCTTGCGAAAGGATCTAGAGGCCCTTCAGTCGGATATGTCCGAGGTGAAGGGCGATCTGAAGAAACTCGCAAACGCATGGGCGACGGCCGAGACGCTCGTCGCCTTCGTTAAGTGGCTCGCCGGACTCGCGGCCGCCATCGCGCTGCTCACCGGAATGTTCAAAGGCTGGTTCCTCCCGAAGGAGTGACGATGCTCGTACCAATCAACATCCAGCCGGGCGTGTACCGCAACGGCACCGACTACCAGAGCAAGAGCCGCTGGCGCGACGCCTCGCTCGTGCGCTGGTACGAGGGCACGATGCGACCCGTCGGCGGGTGGCGCAAGCGATCGAACAGCCAGCTCACCGGCAAGTGCCGGGGGCTCCTCACCTGGCGCACCAACGCCAACGCGCGCTGGATCGCCGCCGGGACGCACTCGAACCTCTACGCGATGAACGAGGCCGGGACGCTGACCGACATCACCCCGGCGTCGTTCACGCCGGGCAGCGCCGACGCGACGCTGAACCTTGCCTATGGCGGCGGCCCCTACGGGCTCTTCTCCTACGGCACCCCGCGCCCCGACACCGGCACCGTGACGCCGGCGACGACCTGGAGCCTCGACAACTGGGGCGAGTATCTGCTTGCCTGCTCCAACGCAGACGGCAAGATCCTTGAGTGGCAGCTCAACACCGCCTCTGACGCGGCCGCGCTCACCAACGCACCGACCGGCAACAAGGCCGTGATGGTGACGGCCGAGCGGTTCGTGTTCGCGCTCGGCGCGGGCGGCAACGCGCGCAAGGTGCAATGGTGCGACCAGGAGAACAACACGCTCTGGACGCCATCCATCACCAACCAGGCCGGCGACATCGAGCTCGAGAGCGTCGGCAGCATCGTCGCGGGCAAGCGCCTGCGCGGCGTGAACCTCATATTCACGGATGTAGATGTACACACGGCCCAGTACCAGGGCCCTCCGTTCGTTTATGGCTTTGAGCGCATCGCCACCGGCTGCGGGCTCATCAGCGCCCAGGCCGTGGCGGCGGTGGAGTCCGTCGCCTTCTGGTGGTCGCCGTCTGGCTTCTTCACCTACGACGGCTTCGTGCGCCCGATCAAGTGCGACGTGCTGGACTATGTGACCAACAACCTCTCGCAGACGCAGCGCTCGAAGGTGTACGCGGTCGCCAACAACCAGTACGGCGAGGTCTGGTGGTTTTATCCGAGCGCATCAAACTCTGAGGTAGACTCGTATGTGGTCTACAACTACCGCGAGCAGCATTGGACGATCGGCAGCCTCGGCCGCACGGCTGGGACCGACCGCGGCGTGTTCACCTACCCGCTGATGGTCTCGTCAGACGGCTACATCTACGAGCAGGAGGTCGGCGCAACCTACGACGGCGCGACGCCATACGCGCAGTCTGGGCCGATCGAGTTCGGCGGCGGCGACCGTATCATGGTCGCGCGTCAGCTCATCGCAGACGAGAACACGCAGGGCGCGGTGGGCGTGCAGTTCAAGACGAGATTCACGCCGCTGGGTTCAGAGGTCGTCAAGACCTACACCATCGACTCGCCCTATACTGCGGTCAGGTTCAGCGGCCGACAGGTCGAGATGAAGATCACCGGGGACTCGATGACAGACTGGCGCGTCGGCGTGATGCGGCTCGATGCCGTCGCGGGCGGCGAGCGATGATCGGCGAGGAGATCATGCCGGCCGTGAAGTTCCGCGAGCTCATAGAGAGGGGGCTCGCCGAAGGTTACGGACAGATGGGGTACGAGGATGTACTCGAGGGGATACGCTCGGGCGAGTACCAGCTGTGGGCCGCCGAGGGTTCCGTGGTCATCACGACCGTGGACCTGTTCCCCCGCATCAAGCAGCTAACGGTCATCATCGGCGCGGGCGACCTGCACGAGATCGACGACGAGCTGCGGCCGATGATTGAGACGTGGGCGCGCAGCATCGGCTGCGACACGATGTTGATAATGGGCCGCCCCGGGTGGGAGCGAGCGCTTGACGGATACCGTCGCACCTGTGTGGTGCTGGAGAAACGACTGTGAGCAAGATTTTCAGTTCCAAGAAGAAGGACGTCCAGAAGACCGAGATCGACCCGCAGATCTATAACCGCGTCCTCAGCAACCTTCAGTTCGCCGAGGACGTCGCGGCGATTCCCTACGAGCCGTTCCGCGGGATGATGGTCGCGCCGTTCACGCGCGACTATATGGAGGGCGAGGCCGCGACGCGCCGCATCGCGCGAGAGGGCGGCTTCGTCCCCGAGGTGGAGGCCGCCGCGCGCGCGGCGCAGCGTGAGCTCAGCTTCCAGCCAGAGCGCATCTCGGCGGGCGCCGTCGGGACGCAGTTCGGCGCGCGCGACATCGGCAGCTCTTTGCTGGGCGGCCCCGAGCGTGTCTCGGCCGGCTCGATTGGCACCACGTTCTCGCCCGAGCGCATCGCCGCCGAGCGTGTCGGCGCCTCTCTCGCCCGTGGCCCAGAGCGCATCTCTGCCGAGCGCATTGGTGCGTCGCTTGCGGGCGGCCCGCGCGAGATATCTGCCGGCCGCGTCGGGTCGCAGTTCGCCGCGCCGTCCATCTCCGCCCCTGGCTCCATCCGCTCCGGGTACACCCCCGGCGCCATCACGGCGGATCGCATCTCCGCTGGCACGGTCGGGACGCAGTTTGCGCCCGAGCGCGTGGCGGCAGGGCAAATCGGGACCACCTTCTCCGCGCGCGACATCGGCGGCCCGGGCGCCGCGCCCACGGCGCAGGCGGCTGGCTTCTTGGACCAAGACCTCGGCCGCTACATGAACCCCTACGAGGCGGCCGTCACTCAGGCGGGGCTCGAGGACATCAGTCGCGCCGAGGAGCAGGCTCGCGGGACGCGATCGGCTCGCGCCACGGCGGCGCGTGCCTTCGGTGGCTCTCGGGCGGCGATTGAGGAGGGCATCGCCGCGGGCGAGGCTGCGCGCGAGCGCAATCGCTTCGTGGCCGAGCAGCGATCGCGGGGCTTCCGCGAGGCTGCGGCGCTGCGAGAGGCGGATGTCGGCCGCGAGCAGGCGACGCGGCTCTCAAACCAGCAGGCGGCGCAGAATGTGATGGAGCTCGCCCAGCGCGGGCAGATCTCGAACCAGCAGCGCGACATGGAGCTGGCGCGGCTCGGGGTCACGGCGGGGCAGTCGAACGTCGACGCGCAGATGCGCGCGGCGCTCGCCAACCAGCAGGCCATGCAGGAGGCGCAGCGACTGGGGCTCACGGCGCAGCAGGCCAATGTCCAGGCGCAGCTCGAGGCCGCCCGTGCCAACCAGTCGGCCGGATTGCAGGCGCAGCAGGCCGGCGAGGCGGCTCGTCAGGAGGCCGCTCGTATGGGGCTCTCGGCCGACGAGACCAACCAGCGCGTGCAGCTCGCGGTGTCGCAGGCCAACCAGCAGGCGGCGCAGCAGGCGCAGCAGCTCGGTCTCACGGCCGAGCAGTTCAACGTCGAGCAGGCGATGCGCGCCGGGGCGGCGAACCAGCAGGCCATGCAGCAGTATATGCAGATGGGTCTCTCTGCCGAGGAGGCGAACCAGCGGGCGGCGGCGGATGCGGCCGGCCGGAACCAACAGGCCGCGCAGCAGTATATGCAGATGGGTCTGTCGGCTGAAGAGGCCAACCAGCGGGCGATGCTCGACGCCGCGCGCACCAATCAGGCCGCAGGCTTGCAGTCCCAGCAGATGGGCACCCAGGCGCAGCAGTTCAACGTCGAGCAGCAGATGCGTGCCGGGCTTTCCAATCAGCAGGCCGCGCAGCAGTATATGCAAATGGGGCTGTCAGCCGAGCAGGCGAATCAGGCCGCCCAGCTTGACGCGCAGCGAATGCGAACCGGTGCCGAGCAGTTCAACGTCGGCACCGCGATGGACGCCGCGCGCGCGAATCAGGCGGCCGGGATGCAGGGCGCACAGCTGCGGCTCGGCGCCGGGCGCGACCTGGCCGGCTACGGCCAGACGGCGCTGGAGAATCGGTACGGGGCGGGCAGGGCGATGATGGGCCTCGGCCAGTCGCAGCAGCAGCTCTACCAGCAGTTCCTCAACGCGCAGCGCGAGGAGGACTTCCGCCGGCAGCAGTTCCCACTCCAGCAGCTCGCCATCAGGCAGGGTGCCGTGCAGGCGTCGCCGATGAACACGACCACCACCGGGACCACGACGAGTCGGCCGTCGTACTTCAACATGGCCGGGCAGGTGGCGTCGGCGTTCTTCCCGACTCCTGGGTCTGACGAGCGCATGAAGCGCGACATCAAGAAGATCCGCAACCCGCTCGATCGCGTGAACCGGCTCAAGGGCATCGAGTTCGAGTGGGAGGACGGCTACGGCGAGCGCGAGGGCGAGGACAACGGCGGCGAGGAGGACATGGGTATGTCCGCGCAGTCGGTGGAGCGCGCCATGCCGGAGGCTGTCTCTCGGCGCGAGTCAGACGGGATGCGTCAGTACGACCTGCCCCAGGTCGTGGGGCTCCTCACCGAGGCCGTGAAGGAGCTGGACAAGAAGGTCGGCGCCAAGCGCCGCAGGAGCGTGTGACATGGACCTGGATTTTCTGAAGAAACTCGCCGGCATGGGCGGCGACGATTTGGGCGCATCCGCGGCCTCGCGCTACGGCGACGCCTACAGTAAGGCCGGCAAGCTCGGCAAGCTCGGGATGCGGCTCGCGTCCATGCCGCAAGAGGAGATGGACCTTTCGTCCACGGTCTCCCTCAAGCCCCGGATGCCAACCGGCATGGACCCGCGCCGGTTGTACGGCGATCTGTATTCTTCCTACGGCGGCCGCAAGATGCGCGGCCTGCTCTTCGATTGAGGTGATGTATGGCTGAGAAACCAACAGACGGTCTCTTTAAGCGCCTCGGGCGCGGCTTCGACCGCTACATCGGCGGCTTGCTGGGCGAGGACCTCGAGGGCATGAGCCCCGAGGAGAAGGCGGCCGCGCGTCGCTCTGTCATCGGCATCATCGGCCGCGGCATGGTCGACCCGTCGCAGGGCTCGGAGGCGCTCGGCGCCGTGACGCAGGCCCGCGCCATGCAGCGCGCACAGGCCGAGGTCGCCCGCCGCACCGCGGCAGCAGAGGCTGAGATGCCCCGCATCGCCGGGCGTCTCTTTGGTGGCTCTGCCGGGATGATTGAAACTCTGCCCGGCCAACCAGAAGAGGAAAGTCGGTTGATGACCTCCCGCTACCGGATTGACCCGCAGGATGCTCTGGCGCGGCTCACCGGAACGCAAGTGGGGCGCGATGTCGCCAAGCTGGCGCCGGATCTCGCCAAGCTCGCCAGCGAAGGCACTCTTGGCGTGACGGTTGGCGGCTCTCGGCTGTACCCGCTGACGGGCCGGTACACGGGGCCGCCGAAGGAGGAAAAGCCTCGCGTGCCGGTGCGTGAAGTGGATCTTGGAAACCAAGTTATAATTTATTACAGCGACGGCACAAATGAAGTTCAGCCAAAAGGCGCAGCCCCACGGGCTGCCGGTGGCGGCGGTGGCGGTGGCGGTGGCGGCGGCGTCGGTGGCGATGAAGGTGGCTTTGGAAAAGAGGACGCCACCACGCTGCGCAAAGAGGCCACGACGCAGTTGTCCGAATACCAGAAATTCGGGGATGCGTGGGGGCGGGTGCAAGAGGCAGCCATGAACCCCAGCCCCGCAAACGACATCGCGCTAATCTTCGCGTATATGAAAATTCTAGACCCCACCAGCGCGGTGCGAGAGGGCGAGTTTGCGACGGCGGCAAACGCCGGCAGCATCCCGCAAAGAGTCTGGGCTAGATACAACAAACTCATGCGCGGCGAAGAGCTTAATGCTGAACAGAGAAACGATTTCCTGTCATCGGCGTATGGGCTTGTCAGAAGCCAGCACAGAAACGCACAGCGAATCGTAGACAGATATGGCAACCTGGCTGCAGGTTACGGTTTAAACCCAAAAGCGGTGGCAGAGAATCCTCTCGCTTGGGCCATCGCGCCCAAAGTCAGCAATCAGCAAGAGTTTGACAAGCTGGCGCCGGGAACCTTGTTTGAAGATGCCACCACCGGTAAGTTGAAAGTAAAGCCGAGGTAAAAAACGTGAGCGAAAAGAAAATGGATTGG